CGACGATGCCTTCGAGGTACGAGCTGGTACCTGTCTTTTGGGCATTTTTGATCTTCTTGAGCAGGAACCCAATCTCGTCGATAGCATAGAAAGACGCCTGATTGCGCACCATGTTGCGCACGATTTCCTGTTCCGACTTGATCGACCCGTGCATGGCACGCTCGATGTTGGCGGCACGCATGATTTTGGCAAGGCATGCCAGCTGCGAATCCTTGCCTGTGCCGGATCCTGCGATGCAGAAGATGAACATATTGGCCGTAACACCATCGCGGTCATCGGTGTAGCGCAGGCCCACAAGATTGGCGATTGCCATGATGGCGGAGGCGACAGACAGGTGCTCACGCGGACGGCGACTGTTGGCCTCAATCCATGCTGCGACTTCGCCGACAAAGCCCGGTGGCCTGCGCAGATCAATATGCGAGATGTCGAGGCTCGGGGCGGGTGGCGGCTCAATGTCGGCATCAAAGGTGACGGGGGCAAGCCATCCTGCGGCTTCCGCATAGTGGATCAAGGTGCCAAGCGTGACAGGGTTGGCTGACTTGCCGAAGGAGTGCCAACGCTTTTCAAGAGCATGCCTGCCGGGATATTTTGTGCCCTTCGCTGACCACTGATCCCACACGTCAAACGCTGTGCCGCCAGAGGCATGGTGCAGCGCCATGCCGCATTTGACCCATGTGTCGTGGTCAATATCGGCGTCTATGACAGACACCATGCCTGCGAGGTCTGCGTGCGACACGTCAAAGAACGAGCCTTGCACTTCGGCACGGTGAAACTCTGGTTTGCGTAGAAGGTCGATCAATTCCTTCGGCGCAGGTTCAATGTCTTCGACTGAGCCATAAGCGACTTCATAGCGGGTGCCGGAGGCATGCAGCGAACCGGGGCCAACAACGAAACCACTCGATTTGAAGTCAAGCCCTTGATATTCTTGGTGTTTTTGAACTAAAGCCAAACCTTCTGGCAGCGAAAAATAAAGATGTTTGGATCCACCGCCCGAGCCGGTGTTCACGATCAGTCCCGCTTTTTCCACAGCTGGAAAATCAATCTTCAACCGTTCATATGAAGCGACACCGCCGTTGCGGGCATCCACGTCGATGACGAGCAGACCACGCACGAGAACGCCGTAGCCAGTTTTGAACTGGCCCATTTCCTCCATGGTTTCAATCTGTTCGTTTGACCAAACGGGTGTGTGAACCCAGTTTGCGGCATGCGGGTGCTTGCCCGCCATGTTGCAATCTTTGGATCCGCAGCCGCAGCCTTTTTTAAGAATCGGGTAAAGCCCGAAGACGCGATGGCCCGCCTCCCAGAACTCGCGATACAACATCATCACTTGCCCCCAGCAAGGTAATCCGCAAGCTTTTCCAGCGTCTCGATGGCTGGGGTTTTATTATTCCCGTTGGCGATGCTGCGAACGGTATTTTCGTGCAACCGCACGTTCTTAGCGACTTTCGCCAAATTCCGGTCAGCAAGTCCCGTGATGACGTATTCACGCAGGCGCTCATACGCCTCGCGCAGTTCCCTTGTTTGCTTTGGCATTTTTCAACCTTTAGGGGAGGCACAAATCAGATGTTGACAGTGGCACACGATTCTGCCTATCGTCAAGTCGTTGAAGAGAGAAAAGGAGAATGCCAATGAGCATTTTGTCCACTGTCAGCAAGCCCGCTGACAGGTCTGTCATCGTCACGATTTGTGGCGATTCAGGCTTGGGTAAGACGACCCTAGCCTGTTCTTTCCCGAAGCCAATTGTCATCCGCGCAGAAGACGGTTTGCAGGCAATCCCTGCCGACAAGCGTCCTGATGCGTTTCCCGTCCTGACGGGGCCTGACGCGCTTTGGGACCAACTGAAGAGCCTCATCCACGAAGAGCATGACTACCAGACCTTGGTCGTTGATTCGGTCACGGCGCTGGAGCGCATGTTCACTCAATATGTCGTGGACAATGATCCGAAGAAGCCGAAGGGCATTCAGCAAGCGCTGGGTGGTTATGGTGCTGGCCGCGATGCGGTTGCCGCCATGCACGCACGTTTGCGGAAGGCTGCGGGCATCCTCGCTGAGAAGCGTGGCATGCACACGGTGTTTGTGGCGCATGCGGACACGAGCCGCATCGAGCCGCCGGATGATGATGCTTACATGCGCTACACGTTACGCCTGCATGAAAAATCCATGCCTGCGTATGTGGACGACGTTGATCTTGTCGGTTTCCTGAAACTGGAAACGTTCACGACAGGTGAAGGCGAGCGCAAGAAAGCCATCTCTGACGGAACGCGCGTTCTCATCACCTACGCAACAGCAGCCAATGTCAGCAAGAACAGGTTCGGCATTACAGAGCCGATCACTGTTGAAGCAGGCGTCAATCCCTTGGTCAACTATATCGGAGCATTGTCATGAGCTTTTGGAATTTTGAAGAACCAGCAAGTGGTGAATTTGAAACTGGTGGTGGTAGCCTTGCGCCTATCCCTGCTGAAACGTCCTGCATTGCAGCTATTGATGAAGCCAAGTGGGCTCAAGACCAGCATGGCAACAACTTTGTATCGCTTCGCTGGAACATCTTGCAGCCTGCTGAATATAAGGAGCGTAAGGTTTATCAAAAGCTTTGGGTGAAAGATCCTGACCCGAAGTCGAAAGATCCTGCAAAGAAGAAAGAAAAGGCCATGCGTATGCTTGGCGCGATTGATTTCAATGCAGGCAGCAAGCTCCGCGCGACTGGCGCTGAGCCGACTGATGAAGCCATGACCACGCACTTAACCGGCGTGCCGATGGTGATCAAGGTCATGCAGTGGAAGATTGAAGAAGGCGGCGAAACGCGCATTGGTAACTGGATTGGTGCTGTGTCGCCAAAGAAGGGTGCCGCTCGTCTTTCAACGCCGATAGGTAAACCTGCGACTGTAACGGAAGACGCGCCGTTTTAAGAGATTGTAGGGGCGGACCCTTCTTGCGCCCCTGCAAAGCACCTGAGCAAGTGTTAAAACTGCTCACTTAATTAAGGAGACCAGACCAATGAACGATTCAGAACACGCTGCTTATCTCAACGGCCCATTTTACGAGACCAAACAAGTCATAAGTAAGCAAGGCTACCAGTTGCCTGTCAACGTGGCGGAGGCGGTTACCCTACGCGACCAGTTCGCGATGGCGGCGCTGTCATCCGGCAAAATTACTGGCCCAGATGAAAGTGTTGCTCGTAAGGCATATCAAGTGGCCGATGCCATGATGGAGGCACGCAAATGATTGAGATGATCCTCATAGCTTGGCTCTGTTTCGTTGTTGTGGCTACCGCCATCATTTTGACAGTAGTCCTGTGGCGTTCGCTGTGTGACATCTGGCGAGGAGATTTCTGATGATCGCAATAGTGGAAGGGCTGCTTTACCTGATCGCTGCATCACTGGCCGTGCTGGTGCTGCTGATTGTCTGGCATTGGATTGCTGGTGTGTGGAGGGCATCACGATGAGATGCGCTGACTGCAAACATTGGGCTGGTGAATACGAATGGGAAGGCCCAATCAAAGTGAAACGGTGCTTTAAGGCTATCCAGTATTGGGATGCAAGCGAGTGGGGCAAGGATGAAAACGGTCTTGATGATTACATCAGCCGAATTGAGCTAGACCCATCCCAGATGATGTATGTTCAGGATGGCTCTGATTATCACGCAAGCCTCCTGACCAAAGCTGACTTCTTCTGCGAAGGCGAAGGGCTGAGCGATCCTCCTCCAAGCCGTTTCCATGTCGGCGGCGGCGGTGGTTCTGGTTATTTGCCGCAAGAAGGCGGCGGTTTCACGCCTAGCGTTAACAAGGTCATCAAGGAGGGGAAGTGATGTGGCAACCAGAAGAAACCGCACCGATAGACCAATATGTTCTGACCTATGACAAAAATGGCGAAATAGATGTCGCTGACAAATGGGAAGATGGCAGTTGGTATCTAAAAGCTGACTACACTGGTTTGGCTGGCAAGGGATGGAAGCCGACCCACTGGATGCCTTTGCCAGAGCCACCAAAGGAGGGGCTGTGATGACCGACGATCCCACGCCTTATACTTGCAAACACGGTTGCGAACGTGACGCGCTGAAAGACCGCATTGAGGCGCTAGAAGCGGCGCTGCGGAAATGTTGCGATAAATGGGAAAATGGAAATGGCATTTGTGAATGGCTAGAAGCCGTAGACGAAGCCCGCGCCGCGCTTGCAG